GTGACTAAAGACGTTTATTTTCAAAAAGAAGCATGGGGCGATGTGGCTATACAGCACAAAGGCCAAGTGCATCATTTTTCGAATTTAATATCGTTAATCTCATTCCTGCAACCAATTTACGGACATGACTTTGAACTAGTCGAAGTAACCGAAGATAACTACCAAGCGCTTTATATCTCGGGGGTTTTTGATGACCAGTAACCCCAAAACCATTCAAAGCATCCCTTGCAAAGTCGATGCACTTTCCCTGACTTGGTCACCTACTGAGTTATTGCGCATTAAGCACTTAGCTAAAATTGGTGCATGCCTTAAAGGTGACATTATTGAGACAGCAAAAAGCGATTCTCGCCAACGTCATTTGAATGATGCTAAGTCAAAAATGCATAAAGAATTCTTAGGTCTTAATGCTTTTGATAATACGGGTTATCAAAATGTAATAAGTCGTTATAAAGATGCTTGCTCAACAATCACTAAAGAATATGAAGATAGACGCTTTAAAGATTTAAGCCTTAATTCAATGCACCTTGTTAACAATGAAATTGCTGCCCGTTATGAATTACGTGACATGTTAAAAGGCGATTTAGAAGTAGATACTGCGGTTAAATATGATGACCGATTGAACAATCTTTTAGACAATATTGGTGTTGATTTGGTTGATACCCTTTGTTGTGGTGAAGCTGAACGTTTCGTGTGTCGGTTAAACAATGTTTTCACGTCTGAAACGTATATGTGGACAGTTAAAAATAATCCAATGGGACGTTTTAACTATCAATACTCAGCCACGCTTTATGCTGATGGTGTTAATGCCGGAATAATCGCATGGGGTGGTAAAAACCTTGGTTGTTATGTCTCTTTCATGGGTACTGGCTGTGATGCACTAGATATGGCTCGTTTATACCAAGAAATCAAAAACATTCCTGAAATTAAAATTACTCGAATTGATTTAGCACATGACGATTATGCCGGAACACGCTCAATTAACGTGGCTAGAAAACTCGCTAAAAAGGGCGGTTTTAACTGTGGCGGTCGTCCTTCCTCCTATATGTATATTGAATCGGGTCATTTAAATCAAAAAATACGTAAAGACTTAAAGAAAGAATTTCGTTTTATTCCTGACAAAGGGCGCTCTTTATACGTTGGCTCTCGCGAGTCAGGCAAGCTTTTACGGGTGTATGAAAAAGGTATTCAAATGGGCGACCCTAAAGACAAATGGGTTCGTTGGGAACTTGAACTACATTCGAGCCAACGCATTATTCCACTCGATACCATGATTAAACCTAGCGAATATTTAGCAGGTGCTTACCCAGCATTATCATTTTTAAATGAAGAACAAAGCGTGATTAAAACCATTGTTAAAAAAATGACAATGACGGTGGATAGAATCATTGAAAACCAAGTTATTTCAACTCGCAAAGCTATCAATATGATGCGCGTTCTTTGTGATATGTCAGACAGTGAAATTATAGATAAATTCTTGAAAGGTCTTGTAGATCCATTTAGTAGAGCTTCACTTCCTCAACGGCTAAACATAACAACGACCGAAGAAGAATACTTAAAACAATGTGAACAAGATTTTTCACAACAACTTTCAACAACCTAAACGATAAAAGGGAAAACATAACATGGCTAAACTACAAAATGTAATCGTAATCGGCGCTAAATTTGGTACAGGTACAAGCACTAAATCAGGCTCCCCAAAACCTTATCAATTCGCTAATGTCAGCTACTTAAAAAATGCTGAATCATTTCAAAACGAACAACACAATATTCAAATGGCAGGGTATGACGTACAAGAGCTAAGTACCTTGTTTGATGCGGCCTTATTTGAACGCTTCAAAACACAATGTCCATTCGGTCAAAAAGTACATTTAATGCTTGATGCAGACCCACAAAATCCATCACGTAACATCGTGGTAGATTTCGAACTAGTTAAATAACGAAGCTTAAAGCATGGACGCTATTATTTTTTCGCTTGGCTCTGTGGGTGAGCAAGCACTCTATTTAAGGTTTAGAAAATGAGTTCGTGTGTTGATTTAACTAATTCTATTTATCAGAACAATGGTTCTACGTTAGAGCAATGCACAACATATGTCGTAATGACATCTACAGAATACAACAATATTCAATCAGAAATTTTTAATCTTGATGCGTATAACGTTGGTTTTGAAGGTGTAATTACAATGTTCGTTGCTGGGATTGGAATCGGCGCAGTCATCGGCTTAATAACAAAAATTCGTCGTTAATTTAATAGGTATTTTTATGAGTAAAGTAAAAAAAGTTTTTTCAGGTTTTAAAGCTAAAGTGGTTACGGCCGTTGTCGTTTCATCTGCTGCGGTTAGTACTGCTGCATCTGCTGTTGGTATTGATTTAACTAAAATCAAAACGGGTATTACTGCGGCTGAAACATCAGCGTTAACTACTGGTGAGTACGTTATCGGTACTGTTGTTTCATTAGTTGTTATCACATTAGTTATTGGTATTGTTAAAAAAATCTAATGATTTCACTTATTTTTGGTGCCGTCTGTGCGTTAACGTTTGTTTTTAGCATATGGATAGGCATTTTAATAGTTAGGTAAATTAGGGCGTTAAGCCCTTTTTTTATGCTTATGATTAAATTTCATAATTTACTTTTTACTTCTTTAATTGTCATATTGTTAACGTCATTTGGTGCTTTTGCTGATGATACAAACAATTGTCTACAGGGTAATTCAGCTCTTAATTCAGCACTTCAAATTGCTCAAAAGATAGATTTACCAACATATCAAAGTACTGGTAAGTTTGGTTATAGTGGCTGTTTGTATGATATTTCTTATGTTCAAGACACTTCGCAAGATTGGGAAAATACTTGTTATAATTTTACGTTAACTAGAACAAGTATTGAATCTGATTCTAGTGAAGATTTACCAGATTTAACTCAGTATCAATGTGAAGTTAAACCTGATTGCGGGGTTGATAATCCTAATTCATTGGCTAGCTTTGGCAAAGATAAAATAACGGGCTACCCAAAGGGTTCAAGTGGTTATTTTGAGTTTGCAGGATGCAAATATTCAGCTTTTGGCGTTACTATTAATAGTAATCAATATGAATCTCAATGTTTAAACTATATGTTTTATCGCTTAAACGATCCTGTTGTTCCAGTGATTAATACAATGCCTGATTTCACTCCGTTTGCATGTATTGATAAAACATGTCCAACTGGTAAGTCTTTAGATTCTCAGGGTATTTGTCAAAATAATTCTTGTCCTTTGGGTCAAACGTTAACCGATGGTGTTTGTGTTAATAATGATGGTGAGCGTTATGTTTATGGCTCTATAAATGATTGTAAAAGTTATCACAAAGGTGTTTTTTTTTCGAGTTGCTCTGCTAGTGGAAATTATAGAAGTTTAGATGATTTTCGACAACTTTCTGTAGATGTAGGTGATAGCATTAATTTTGGTTATTATTTAAATAGTGATGGCGAAGATGATTATAATCAACCAATTTGTGATTCTTTTTCTTTGGGTACCGCTAATTATAAGAGTTCTCAATCTAGTAGCGGCCCATCGCATTCAGGTTGCGGTGTTCGGATTACAGCAACAAAAATGCTTCATTGTAAAAGCGGTGATATTCATAATATTCATACCGTTTATAGTGATGCTTTTTCATTATGTTTAAAAACATGTCCTAATGGTGACGAAATTCAAGAGGATATTGATTGTTCTACAACTGTTAAGACTTGCCCTAATGGTTTAGAAATTTCAATAAATGAAAATTGTAATACTAAAATTTGTCCAAATGGTGACGTAATCGAGTTTGATTTGATTTGTGGCGCTAGTGGTACTGGTGGTACGGGTGATGGAACTAGTTCGGGCAATGGGAATGGTGACGTTGTTTCATCAATTAATAATGCTGCTAATGCGTTAGGTCAAAAAATTACTAATCAAACTGATTCACTAGGGAGTAAGTTGGATGATTTAAAAGATGCTTTTAATCAATCTGGTGATAGCTTAGTTGCTGATATATTAACTCAACAAATTGTTACTGCTCAGGGTTCTTTTGATTCCACATCTGATATTCAAGATATCATCGATATTCAATCTGATTTAACTACTCGTATTGATGATATAAAAACTGAAATGCATACAATTATAAAGCCTATTGCCGTTTCTGGCGGCTCTTTTAATCAGTGCTATAAAATCGCTTTTTTTATGGGTGACATTAAAGAGGTTTGTCTTTCTGAATATCAAGATGAAATGTTACTTATATCTAATATTATATTATTTATTTTTACTGTTTTAGCAGCAATTATAATTTTTGGAGGGCTTAAGAATGCTTGATGCTTTACTTGGTATTTATGATTTTTTAACTCTTGGTTTATATTATTTCGCTGTTTACATATGGTCAAATGTTGTAGCTATTTCTATGACGTTCATTTTTTCGGTTTTATCAGCAATTATAATTTTTGGAGAAATTAAGAATGCTTGATGCTTTACTTGGTATTTATGAGTTTTTAACTTCTGGTATTTATGGTTTTGTTGTTGAGTTTTACGCTTGGGTAATAATTAAAATTACCTATTTTAGATATGAAGCCATGCTTTGGTCTTTGAATTTTTCTTGGGATATAGCCCAATCAATATTAATTCAATTAGATATTTCAACTCAAATAAATAATTCACTTTCTAGATTACCTCAAGATACTGTATCTCAGTTAAATTTTTTTAATATTATCACTGGTTTTAATTTATTAATTAATGCATTTGTTACCCGCTTTGTCATGGGTTTTAGGGTTTTCGGATGAGTATAAAAATACATCATGGTCCGGATGGCACTTTCAAAACATCAGGCGCTATCAAAGACGATATTCTTCCGGTTATCAAGTCGGGTAGAACATTAGTCACTAATATTCGTGGGTTCTCTAAGCAACTTGCAATTAAGGTGCTCGGTCGCAAAAACGTACATAAGAATTTTAAGGTTATTTTTGTTGATACTGAATGCCAAGCGGGTCGAGATAAAATGGCTCGATTTTTTCACTGGGCACCTAAAGGCTCTTTTTTTGTTATTGATGAAGTACAACGAATATTCAAACCTAAGTGGACTGCTAAAGATGTCGCACTTTTAAATTACATTGGCGGTACGGCTCAAGCAGAACTAGACGACAGACCCGAAGATATGGACACCGCATGGGATATGCAACGCCATTATAATTGGGATTTTGTTTTTACAACAACATCAATTACAAAGGTTAGAAGTGAGATGAAAGACATGGCAAAAGTTGCCGTGCGTCATATTAACCTTGGTCTTTGGCGATTTTATAAGACGGTGGAACATGCAGCAGATTCAAGAGGTACAACCAAATCAAATCAAGGAACAATCAAGTATTTTAACTATGTTCCGTCGAAAATATTTGCGCTTTATAGCTCGACAAAAACGGGAGCTTTCACAAATTCAGAGCCAAGAACAGCGTTTTATCGTGACCCTAAAGTACTTGGGCTTTTGCTTTGTCTCGGTGTTCTTTGGTCTTATTTATTTAGTAAATCAGATGTTAAAATTCTTGGGGGTGCAGATAATACGGCTACTCAAACTGTTGAAGATGATAATCAAAAACTTTCTAATAAGACCTCTAAAATTTCTACTGACGGTGATAGTGATTCGATTGCTAATGCTGCTGTTGATGATGTATCTGACGAGTTACATAATAAAATGGGTGCTATAGAGCCGTTTATTAAAGCGACTATTATTACTGGCTCTGTTTTTACGGGTAGTACAGCGTTATCAAGGGGCTTTGATTCTACTTATGCATTCTCAGCAAATTATGATAATAAAGAGCTGAGTTTTACTAGTATGGATTTAGTGGATAGAGGTTATCGTGTTGATTGGATAACTAGCTGTAAAGCGGCTATTACATTAGATGAACAAACTGAATATGTTTATTGCTCGTTAGATACGTTAGTGACACCTGATTTACCTGTTAATTTTAAATCTAATAATTCTGATTTTTCATCTTCTTAGTTGTTAATGAAAATAAAAAGCACTAGATTTGCGAGGAGCCACCGCACCGCAGCCAATCAACGTGCTTTTTTTGGGTAGTGGTTAGGGTGGGTTTTAGGCATTCTCCCAAATTTTGATGTTTTTAGTACGTAACTGTTATTACGTACTTTTAGCGTTTTGGTACCAAAAAGTTAACCAAGTCAGGACGAGCTCAAGCGTTTTTGGTACCATTTTATTTCCTTCAGTTGATTGGCCAATCACTCGAGTGAATTTTTTTGGTACCAATCTAATCAATCATAATACTCAAAGCTTGTTCTAAGCTTTTTTGTTGTCGCCTAATATCTTTAATTTCAGCTAAGTTACCTTCCAAGCGATAACGTATTTTTTTATTCTTACGTAAATCTTTAATTACTGAAACATGATTAAGAATTGCTTTCTTAATCGCTCCGGCTGCCGTTGCACT